CTTGTTGTTGTTTCGCACTTCTATATGAAGATGTCACACTCATAGGCAAGTTAACACCATCTTTAGCAGCAGCTGCTACTGCCCTCTCCCACGCTTTCATAGTGGATGGATTTAATATGATAGGCATACCATTACCAGCTATGCGTGGATTTGGTGTTGACGTTTCTGGTGTACCATCACCGATCATGCCCATATCTTTAGCAGCAAGTGTAGCATCTAACCCTACAGATACAGCAGTTCCGATGCCAGGCACTGTGCCAGCAACACCTGATAACATTTCTAGTCCTGCACCTTTGAAGTCACCCGCCATCATTCTTTGCCCTGCAAATAACAATCCTGCACCAAGACCTATAAATGGTATCTTTTTCAATAGTCCTTTACCTAATGCCTTTCCACCTATCTTAGCGACACTCTTTACACCTATTTTTCTTCCTGCCTTTTTCAGCAAACCTTTAGCTACAGTTTTAGTTCTTCTAACTCCTCTACCAATCTTCTTACCAATCTTAGTCTTTTTCAACATGTTTTTACCAGCTCTTAACAAGTTGAACAGACCCGCTCCACCATATCCACCTTGCATCTGATCTTCTGCTAAGGGAAGTGCCTTAGGAACATTTACACCAGTTTTACTTCCTACTGAGAAGTTTTCTAATTTTCCAGATAAACCAAAGTTTCCTTCTATACTATCAATATCACTTATACCAAAAATAGATGCTAATGTGTTAGCCTCTGCGATAACTCCAGCTCTTGCTGTTGAGTTAGGTAATTTAGAGAGAAATCCTAGTGCAGATGAAATTAATATAGACGCACCTTCTCTGTATATCGCTTCTATCGCTTCACCAAACTTAGCGACTGGAATGACCAACTCAGGACCTGCTTCTCCTATAAGTGCTGGTGTTGCTGATCGAACATATCCTCCCATGGCGAAAGGAACTTTAATTTGCTCAGAAATTTTACTAAAGTCAATTATTTTATTAAATGCACTTCCTCTAAGTTTATTAAATGATCCTTTTGTAAATGCAGGAAATGGATCAGCACCCATTAAACCCGCGAGAGCAAAGATAGAACCTAACTGTAAAGAGGGTTTTGCTATTTCAAAAATTGTTGCAAGTTCACTATAATCCTCACTCAATGGTTGCATATAGCTAGGTATGTCAGTCATACCAGTGTTTTCAAAAAAACTTGAAAGGTTTGTGTAGTTAAAAATCTCATCGCCAGGAGCGTCAAATGTTTGATTATTAGTGATCGTTATTGGTGCATCCTTGGTTATTTCTTTTATCTGCTCAAGGTCAATGTCTAAAACATTATTTGCAGCGTCTTCAATTGGATTATCTTTTGGAGTATTTACAACTGGAACTTTTGGTTCTTCAAGTTCATATTCTTCTTCATCAACTAAATCTTTTATTGGAATGGGAACAAAAACACCGCCACCACCTCCATCATCATCTCCACCACCTGTAATATTTTTCTTCGGTTCTTCTTTTACAAGTTTTTTTAAAACAGGAGCAGCACCTGTACTACCTCCAAATTTTGATCCAATATAATATCTCTGTCTATTTCTTAAATACCCAAAATATTGAAAATCTGTCTCGACAAAACTACCCATCGCCTTAGCAAACTTGTTGCTAATTGCTATCATTTCATTTTCGTCTGGGTTAATACTCATCGTTTACGACGTTCCTCTTCTATTCGGTCTCTTTCTTTTTGTAAGTGAGCAGACAATAGGTTAACATAGACTTCCCTTTCCCAAGGGATCATGTTTTCAATATCAGTCAAGCTATATTTATGATGTTGAACAAGAGAAAAGTTGGTTTGATAAAAAGTCATCAAGCCCTCTTGGAAGAGGGCTATGCGAAAAAATCTGCTAACCCTTCTATAACTAAACGATTCTCTTTCTTAGTCTTAGGATTCTTTACCTTTATTTCATGTTTTAAGGTTGGCATAGTATTGAAGAAGGTTTGAATCAAATCAAACTGTTGACTTGTGAGTGTATCGACCCATTCTCTTGCTTCTTCAAAAGTAAATGATCCAGAATCATCTTCACCAACGTATACTCTCTTGATACATTTAGCTACTAGATCATAAGGATCCACTTCTTTATTTGAAAAGTTAACAGAGGCAAAGTAATCTAAGTCTGGATACTTCATTTCAACAGTGACATCATCAGTTAATTTAATAATGTTAGTATGTCCTTTTGGAAAGTGAACTTTGACATCATCAACTAAGAATGATATGTTGACTTCAGTTACACCATCGTCAGCACATGTTACTTTAAGTTCTATCTCTTCACTAATTGATCTAGCACGTATTTGTAGAAATATGTATTCTATGTCAAACAATGCCAAGTCATCAAATACAATTTTAGTTTGTATGCAATTTCTTAATACTGTAGTAATTGCATCTAAGATTTGTTCTTGATCTTTATTCTCTAGAGCAATTACTAATATCTTTTGCTCTTTAACTAAGAATGGACGATATTTAATTTTCTTTTTGGTAGAAGGCACCGTCAACGTGTAAGTTGACGTAACAATTTCAGGTAATGGCATGATTAGTTAATTTTCAGTTGACTATACTCGTAGTAAAATCCAACATTAACTTTTACAAGTTGTGCAGGACCTGCGGAATATGGTATAGATGATACAGTGTAGGGATATGCTCCAAATAATTTTGCTTCCCAGACTTCTTTTAGTTCTGGTGGTGTTTTTTCCTCAGACTCACTTTTAGGTACATTATACTTCTCTAACTTCTTTATGTCAAGTGTACAACAGTAGTGGTTGTAATACCTCATAGCAAACGCTTGTTGTCTGTTAGTAGGAGCTCGGTCACCATAAATGTCAGTTGCTATCTCTTTTCCACCCATGGTAAAATCTTGCCATGCACGAAAAAACTTCAAAGGCATTGAATCAGCATCTAGAAAGAAACTAATATCTAGTTCATTATAGACCTTACCAGATGCCATTTTTTGAATAATACCTTTATGCACTGATTTTACATCAGTAGCAGAGTATGTGATACCTGGCAGTTGTATTTCATTACATAGTAATGTAAGTTCTTCTGCAGTTGAATCAAATCCAATATTGTCTTTGAAAAATGTCTTTAACTTATATCCAGATGTTTGCTGTGGTTCTTGTATATTGAAAGAATATAGATTAGACGCAGATATACCACTTTTCTTATCTAATATTTTTTGAATAAACGTACTGACGCCAGTTGCGGTTGCCATAAATAGTCCTTATGATGTGACCATACCTTATTTATGCCAAGTTACAAAGGAAAATACAGAGTAAGGAATTACAAGAAGTATAAAGGTGATCCTACAGGTGTAGTATACCGTTCTTTGTGGGAACGAAAGTTCATGGATTGGTGTGATAAAACTCCTAGAGTTTTACAATGGTGGTCTGAAGAGATTGCTATCCCATACTACGATCCAGTTCAAAAGAAGTGGCGTAGATACTTTCCAGATTTCTGGGTCAGGGTCAGAGAAGCAAATGGAACTATAAAATCATATCTCATCGAGGTCAAACCTAAAAGACAGGTCGAAGGTCCTAAACCTCAAAAACGTAAGACAAAAAAATACTTGAACGAAGTCTTTACTTACGCAACAAACCAAGCAAAGTGGAAAGCAGCACATGACTATTGCAACGACAGGCTCTGGGAGTTCAAACTCATCACTGAACGGGAACTCAAGATTTGATGATCTAATCTCAAAGGTAAAAGGAAGTACTATAACCAAAGATAAACTAAGAGACGAGGTATTCAATATATTGTTGGATGATGCTGTAGGATCCCCGTCGGAAGGTAAGTGGTATATATTTGAATATGATCCAAAATTTAAAGATAGACTCATAGAATGGGATCAATATCCATTGATATTTTACTTAGAAGGTAAAGGAAGTAACGTTATTGGTGCTAACATGCACTATATAAGTTCAAATGCTCGTCTAAGTGCCATAAATAGAAAAAAGTTCCCTAAAAGTTCTTTACGTCAATATATTCCGAAGAATGCTGACAGCATCTTTTTTGAAATCCAAGAAAGTGAGGTACAACTATTGAGTTTATTACCTCTAGAAAAATTCCATCGTAAAAATTAATGTCATTATCATACCCAAACGGAATAGAAGATATACCATATGCTTCATACTTGAAAATCAATAAGTATGAGTATAATGAGGCTCTAGAAAAAGTTGCTAAAAATCAAAACGACGCTTTAAATTCACTTGCTAGTAACAATAATTTAAGTCGTATGGTTGATGCAGCTGGTTTGTTCATGGAGGAATTTCAAAGATCTGGAGATCCAACGGTAGATAAGAGCAATCAGAGTGGGAACGATAAGAGACGTAGAGAGTTAACTGAGCAACGAAATAAGGCACATATTGCTGTTGAAGATCCAGTAACAATACCAAATATACTAACAGCACCAGATGGTACGGAAATAGACCTAGAGGCATTAAAGAAGGACAAAGAGTTTCAAAACAATGCAAGAAAAAAAGGTTTAATGAGTGCTACATGTAATTTACCTATGCCTAATGAGTTCCAATATCAATATAGTGCGGATTGGAATAATCAGTTTAAACTTGGAACTTTAGCATTGCTCGCAACAAACCCCGCCCAGTTTCTTCTCAACACTAGTTTAGGTGCGGCTGGAGGAACAATTCCAAGCATAATAAATGGGCAGTTGGGAAAAATGAAAGGGATAAAAAATTTCAATAAGAACAATCCAAATGCAGCTAGTAATATAGCTGGTGGGATAATGGCTGGAGGAAAATTTGGTGCGGATACATTTGGCGTAACTAGCAATCTAAATATGAAAAATATTGCTGGACTTGCTGGATTAGCACCAAATGAGAATGCTATTCAAATGTTTCAACGTATGGATATGAGGACGTTTGAATTTACATTTGAACTTGCAGCAAGGGATGAAGAAGAGTCTGAAAAAATAGTTAGAATTATAGAATGGTTCAAACGTGGTATGCACCCATACTCAAAGAATGGTAGGGGAAATGCAACCTTACTACAATTCCCAGACGTTTGGGTTTTAGAACCACAGTTTGTAAAAGTTAATAAAAATACAGGTAGTACAAAATCAATACAACATCCCATGATGCCGAAGACTAAACTATGTGCACTTACTAATGTGACTGTCAATACAACACCTCTTGGACAACTTCAAACAATCTTTGACGGTAACATTCCCTTGGTTTTATTGAGTCTGAAGTTTATGGAAACAACTGCTCTTACAAGAAACGACATGGAAGGTTCTGGTAAAGGTAAAAATGATAGATTCTTCAGATCTCCAGAATTAGACAACTATCCTACGGTGACATTCTAATGTTAAATGGTTTACCCGACTTAATGTATAATTTTTCACCCAATCAATTGGATGCTAAATTTATACTGGCAAAAAATATTTGGAAACGTGGTGAAATTCTAAAAGAATTTAAAACATCAATAAGTTTATTTGATGAGTATATTGTTAAAAATGGAGAAAGACCAGAAGATATTTCTACTCAGTTATATAAAAATCCATTTTACAACTGGACTATACTTATTATTAATGACATTACAGATTACTATTCACAGTGGCCACGATCTGTTAGACAACTACAAGAATTTGTTGATAACAAGTATAGTCAACCCATGGGTACAAAATATTATGTGACTACAGAAGTTAAAGATGATGATGGCAATATTATATGTCCTGCGGGAAAGATAGTTCCACAAACTTTTCAAGTTGCGTATTATAACGGTAGTACAACTGTTACTGCTAATCCTACAGTATCAGTATCTAATTACCAATATGAAGAACAGTTGAATGCAAAGAAAGAGAAAATACAAATTGTACGTCCGACAGTTATTGAAGAATTTGTAAATGTATATTATCAACTTCTAACTAAAGGTGCACCAGGCATTGTACAAGTTGGTGGTACGTTATCAGATATATCCATGTAATAAAAAAGACCCCCGAAGGGGTCTTATTTTTTTAGTCGTCTTTTGCTAGTTGAGCAAAGTACGATAAAGTATCATCTTCTCCTTGATTTGCAATGACAGGTTCTGGAGTAGGTTCTTGTGGTGTACGACCTTCACTCAAATCTTCAAGGTCTTCATCCGCTATTGCTTTACTAAAGTTACCTTTAAGAGTTGACTCAAGACGTGCCTTAAGTTCCTCATAAGTTTTAAACTGGTCATCAGCAGTGTATGCTGCTAGACTATGTTCTTGCTTCCAAATACTCTCAAGTGCCTTGTCATCAAAATCACCAAGTGTTGATGGAGCATCAAACTCAGACTTGTCATAATTCCAAAATCCTGCAACTCTGGTGATCTTCAATTTGAAGTCAGCACCTTTCCAGAAATCAAATGGATTTACTGGTGTCTCATCTTCAAATGCGGGTTGCATTGATTCCA